CGAGTGAGCCCGCGAGGCTGCCGGACAGGGTGGCGGAGTCCACGCCGACGGTGTGGATGCGCTCGGTGCCGCCGCCGGTCCCGGAGAAGAACCCGTTGACGAAGTGCCGCTAAATGTGATGCTCGAAGCATGGCAATTCAGAGAAGCGCACAGATGCGGGCCCGTTGGACCCGCGAGAAGCGCGACCTACGGAACCTGACAGGGCTTCGGTTCGGCCTGTACGCACGGGCCAGCCATGATCCGACCGGACGGGGGAAGTCGGTCACCGATCAGATGACGGTCGGCCGGCGGGACATCGAAGGACTCGGAGGTGTGGTCGCCGGAGAGTACGACCGGGACAACGACCGGTCCGCCTCGCGATACGGCACCAAGGCGCGCGAGGACTTCGAACGCCTCCTCGCGGACATCGAGGCCGGGAAGCTGGATGGCGTGTGGTTCTGGGACCTGTCCCGCTCTCAGCGGCGTCTCGACGTGTACGTGAAGCTTCGGGATTTGTGCCGGGACAAGGGCGTCCTGTGGCTGATCGGCGGCCGGGCCTACGACTTGTCCAACTACATGGACTTGCAGGCTCTCGGTTTCGACGCGATCAACAACGAGGTCTTCTCGGAGCGGCTGTCGGCGAACGTCTGCCGGGGCAAGGCGTCCAACGCCAAGGAGGGGCGGCCCTTGGGCCGTAACACCTACGGATACGTGAGGGTCTACGACCCGCGCACCCGCGAACTCGTCGAGATCAAGCGAGACGAAGAGCCGCGCACCGCCACCGGGACCGACGGCACGGTCACCGTGTACTGCCCGGCGGGGATCGTCCGGGAACTGTTCAAGGAGTTCGCGGCCGGGGCATCGCTGAAGTCTCTCGCGCACTCTCTGCAAGATCGTGGCATTCCGACGTCCAGCAGCGCACAGCGCTGGTGGCTCAGCACGGTCCGCTCCATCCTGTCCAACCCGGCCTATGTCGCCAAGGTGGTGCACCGGGGCGAGATCCTGGACACGGTCGAAGCGATGTGGCCGCCCATCTCGGACGATCCGAAGTTCGGGGAGACCTACCACGCCGTTCAGGGCGTCCTCTCCGACTCCTCCCGTAGGACCAACCGCGAGGCACGCGCGAGGCATCCCCTCGGCTCGATCCTGAAATGTGGGTACTGCGGCGGACCGATGTCGGGGCGCGCCCACAAGGGGGGACGGCTCTCACGCTACGAATGCACCGTGAGGGCGTGCACGTCGGTCACGTACGACACGGTGAACGACTTCGTGCAGGGCAAGATCATTGCGTGGCTGTCGGACCCCGAGGTGCACAAGCATCTGACCCGCCGGGAACGGGACGCGTCCGGCGAGGCGACCCAGGCGCGCGCTGAAGCCGAGCGGCTCCGGGGAGAGCGGGAGACCTGGCGTCAGCTGAGCGAGTCCGGCCAAGCGGACGCGATCACCGCCAACCGCTCCATCAACGGCCTCACGGAGAAGATCGACGCCCTGGACAAGCGCGCCGAGGAGCTGACCACGCCGCCTGTCCTGCGCGGGGTCCTCGGCGAGAACGCAGCCCAGGAGTGGACCCGCCTCGACTTTGAGGTGAAGCGGAAGGTCATCCGCGCCATTGCCGAGATTAAGGTCATCGCGCCCGCCAGGGAGCGCCGCATCCAGTGGCGATGGCGGCTCGGGCCGGACGAGCCGCAGTGGCACGACCTTGAGCTTCCTCTGCCCCTGGAGGCGACTCCCGAGGGGCGGGACGCACTCGCCGTGCAGCGGGCCCGCGAAATCTTCGCCGACGAACTGGCCAGCGGCAACATCCCGTCACCTACCAAGATCCAGACCCTTGTACAGGTGACCTGGTACCGCGCGAAGCGCGTACGAGCGGCACTCGCCGCCGCGCAGGAAGGAGACGACGTACAGCAGTAAGCGGGCCCGCCCGGTGAGCCAACACCGGACGGAGCCCTTGATCACCCCCTGAGCTACCAGGAGATGACCCATGCAGAACGCTACCCCCAACCCCGCCCCGCGCCCGACCGCCGACGAGCCGCTGTACGGCCTTCTCGCGGCCGTTCTCGAAGCCCTCGACATCCCGGCCCCCGCGACCGTGGGCGGCGCCGACGCCTACCGGCAGGCCCTCGAAGACCGTGCGATGCACGCCCGCGTCGCCCTGGAGAACGTCCTCGTCGACGACGGCACACAGCTCGGCATCGAGTGGGAGACCGAGTATTTGCGCGAGCGCCTCGCCGAGCACTCGCCTACCGGCTACACGTCGAGCGAGCAGGCCCGTGCCGCGCTCGCCGCCGGGAAGTCGTGGATGGAAGCTGTCCAGCCGCCCGAGAGAGGCGAGCAGCGGTGAGCGCGGCCGAGCTGCACCTGTTCGCCGTCGCCGAACGGTGCGCAGCGGAAGCCGAAGCCAGGGCCGCACTCGATGCCCTGTACGAGGCGCCCGACCGCCTCAGGGAGCGAGCCGACCACATCGAGGAGAACCCGGACGACGATGACGCCCTGGTCGACGCGTTCCACTACATCACCGAGGTGCACAACAGGGTGGCCCGCGCTCTGATCGACCTGCTCGACGCCCTCGACGACGAGGACGCACACCCCGCCCGCTGAGGGCCGTACGACACCACGCGCCGTCTGGCTCACACCGAGCCGGGCGGCGCGTCGCTGTGCAGGCCACGAAGGGTGCGCCCCATACGCGCGAGAGGCCCCGGCCTCCGTCGGGGGATGGAGGCCGGGGCCGGTTCGTGACCCGCCCCGCCGTAGTCCTTCCGGGATCTCCGACGGGGCGGGCGGTCCCGCCTCACCACGGCTTCCGACGACCACGACAAGGCGGGAGTCTCAACCCGCCCCGCCAGAGGCTTCCTGACCTCCGACAGGGCGGGCTTGCCGCCTCCGGCCGGGCTTGCGGTCCCAGCCGGAGGGGCGTCTTGGGGTGCGGCCCTATCCCGAGACGGCCGCCATGGGGGTGCGTCAGGTCGGCGTCCGCGCCAGCACCAGAGCGAGGACGGGGGCAGCCACGGCCACCACGTACACGAAGAGGGCGGCGATCGACTTCACGACCGCAAGGCCCGCGTGATCAGGACGCGTGCGAGCGCGCGGGTCGCGACCGGGTCCGGTCCGACCAGGTCGGCGTGCTCGCGGTGCGCCCAGATGTCCCAGCCGGGCCCGGAATCGCCCTCCTCGTGACCGAGGTACACGGCGTCGTCCGGGTCGGTGATCGGCTCGTTGCAGTAGTGGCACACGTGCAGGGCCGCGGTCACAGACGACCACCGCCGAGGTTCTCGTAGTGGTCGCACAGGGCCAGCACGGAACGGGCGAGCCGCTGAGCGCGCTTCACCTCGGAGACCAGGCCAACCTTCTCGGTCGCGGTGGGGATCTCGTCCAGGCGCCGGCGGGCTTCCGCGATACCGGCCAGCGCGACCCTCGCTGGGGCGTCGTTCTCGGGGAAGCGGCCCGTCATGATCTCAACTTCCGGGATCAACAGCATCAGGTTGCCCCGGTAGAGGAGCGTGAGGGTCTGCACGTCCTCGTAGCGCGGCAACGGCGCGTCCTCGCCGAGCAGCTCGGCCGCCGCGGTCCGCATGGTGGCGATGTCCGGCGGACGGTTGTCCCGCTCTTCGGCGATCGGCGGGTGGGATGTAGTTTGCTTCATGTCGGCGCTCCTCAGCGGCGCTGGCCACGCCCCCGGACGTTTGCCCGTCGCGGGGGTCTTCCTTGCCGACTCAGCGTGCCAACAGGACAAGGCCCCGCCGTCCCCAAGGTGGGGACGCCAGGGCCTTGACTCAGAGTGTGTGCTGCGTTACACGCCGCTCCATTGGGCGAACTCGCGGAGCGGATCGGCAGCCCGGTTCCGTGCCCGCAGCAACGTTCCGACGGTCTCGTGCACCTCCGGGTGGTACCGCGTCAACTGCGGGGCGGTCTCACGTGCCTTCTCCAGAGACTCCAGCGCGTCATCATGCCGCGCTGTCCACGCCTCCGCGCTGGCCTTCCGGATCAGGAATCCGGCGACCCTGGTTGGCTGGTAGGAGTCCGGCAGCCGCACTTGAGACGCGACGCGTAGCGCCTCCTCGTGGTCGTCCTGGTACATGGCCACATCGAGGCGCCCAAGCGCTACGTTCAGATCGCCGAACGCCAGCGCGTACCGCGTGCCCGGCGGATCTGCTGCGGCATCGGCTGCCGCCGCAGCTTCCGCCAGGTCGTCGGCCTGGCCGAGCCAGTTGTCTGCGGCAGTGTGGTCACGCTGCACGGCGGACAGGGCCGAGGCGCGCAGCAGCAGCGTTCCCCGTACCGCCATGGTCGACGGGTCGCCGTCGTCGTCGAGGTCACGAAGCGCCTGCTTGACCAGCGCAACGCCTCGGTCGGGGCGGGACGCCTCGGCATGGGTGATGACGGCTCGCTCGTACCGCTCGACAGCGACCTGACGGGGGTCTCCGGACTGCGGCGCGGCCATAGCCATGCGGGCGAGCGCGAGCCGGGCCAGATCCATGAAGCCCAGCCGGTAGGCGATGATCGCCGTGGTGCGCGCAACCTCCGCCTGCATGTTGTGTGCCCGCTCGCGGTCCCGGCCCGGTGCGGTGTGCAGCTGCACGGCGAGAGCCGTGTCCGTGATCAGTTCCGGCAGGGCCTCGGCGACATCGCCGAACTCACCGGCAGCGCGGAGCTTCGCAATCGTCGCTGTCCGCACCGCTACCTCGTCGAGCGGGCGTGGTGGCACGTCATCCTCTGGTGGGATGTCCCACGCGTCGAGTGCGCTGCTGATCGGTGCGAGCAGGCGGTCAAGCTGGTCCTTCTGAAGCATGTGAATGTACGGCTGCCCATGCAGTACGGACAGCGTGACGCCGAGCGCGCGAGCAACGGAGGCGAGCACAGACGGGCTGGCCGGCTGGTCGCCGTTCTCGACTCGTGAGAGCTGACTGGTGGATACGTGGGCGCGTCGGCTGAGTTCGGTGAGGGAGAAGTCACGGATGGCGCGGAGTTCGCGGATGCGGGCGCCGATGTGCTTGTCGGTGTGGTCGGGCATACTGGCTCCCAATTGCGTGCTGACACCTCGCAATGTACGCCTGGATCACTCCGGTTGTACTGGCTCCGGCCCCCGCTTCGGCGGGGGCCGTTGCGTGTCTGGAGACCAATCCGCACAGCACGGCGCCCCTGCCAACGACGGGGGCGAACGGCCGGGGCACCGGATGCAGCACCCTGCGTGGGGGCGGGGGCGCGCCCGTCACCCCCGGGAGGTGCCGGATCGGGAGGCGCCGGCGAGGTGACGGGGCGACCACAATGCGTCACCCTGGCCGGAAAACGCAATACATCGGCTACGCCTGTTGCTCGGGCCCTTCGTCGGCCAGCCTCCCGTACCGCGCGAGGAACCGGGGTGGGCAGTCAGGGTGGGGTGGTGAGCGGTCGGCCGCCCTATCGGATGCCTTTCTCGCCACGGACGCGGGCGCGCTCGCGGCGTTGAGCGGTGAGGACGTCAGGGTGGCAGGCGTTCCGGTTGCGCCAGCGCAGGTGGTGGTGGGACTCGCGACTAGCATCACCTCCCGGCGTGACAGGAGCTACGCAGAGAACAGGGGTGGCGGACATGACCGTATGGATGGTGCGGGCCGGTGAGACCGGCCAGCGCGCGGACTTGGCCTTCGCGCACAAGGTGACCACGCTGAACTGGTGGGAGGTCGGAGACATCAGCGACGCGCCGTCCCGCGAGGAGCTGAAGAAGCGCCTGCACGAGGGGCGCAAGCGCGGCGGCGCGTCGGCCATCAGCGACGCGACGGCGACGAACTGGGCGGGACAGCTCTGGGCGTTCGTCCATGACATGGCGGTGGGTGACCTGATCGTGATGTCGCTGCGCTCGGGGGAGGCGTACGCCATCGGGCGGGTCACCGGGCCTTACGCCTACCGGCCGGACCTCAACGAGAATGCCCGGCACACGCGCGCCGTCGACTGGGTGCAGGAAGAGATTCTCCGCGACGAGCTCGGCGAGGACCTGCGCCGGACGCTCGGCGGGCAGCTGACGGTCTTCCGCCCGGCCAAGTACGCCGCTCAGGAGCGGCTGGAGGCCCTCGCGAAGGGCCGTCCGGACCCCGGAATCTAGGGGTTGTACCCGGAAACGATCACCAGGGTGGCGGTGGTCGGCCTCGCGTCGGTTGGATGTGACGACATGTCCGATCGACGCAGGGAGGCGGGATGGCACGGACGTGGGCTGGGGGCTGATCCCGGCATGCGAAAGGACCCCCGCCGCCCGCACGAGGCGGACGACGGGGCGTGGTGGCGTTCAGTCGTCTTCGCCGAGCAGGGACTCCATATAGTCGGCGGCGGCGTCCTTCGTGCCGGGGTATGCCTCAGGGCAGATGCCCAGCCCGGAAAGACACCATCACAAGATCCCCGACAGGGCCGAATTACGTGATCATCGACACTCGCACGGGTGGCGGTGTAACCGGACAGTGAAGCAGAATCCGGTACACCGCCATTTCAGTTCACGATGCAGATGGCGTTCCGCTGCACCTCCGGAAGAATCAGTCAGCCGTCATACCAGCCGTACCGAGTGATGGTGCCGTGACCGCTGCAACTGCCCCCGAAGTCCCAGAAGCCGGGACCCTGCAACGGGCCATGTATCTCCGTGCCGTCGCTGCAGACGGTCCATGCCCCGCTGCGGCCGTAGTCGACGGTGACCGTTGCACGCCAGGACACTCCGTCCCAGAAGTACGTGTTGAAGCCGTGGTTCGGGACGTGCATGGGACTCATTTCGCCCGCCTGCCAGACGACGTGATGCGTCACATCTGCTGTGGTCGAGTTGGGTGTCAATGCCTCAGCTGCGCCACCCAAGGCGACGGTGCCCGCGATAGTCGCGGTTCCAAGGAGCAGGCTGATCGTTTTTCTGTGCATGGGCCAGTTCCCCCTATGGGTCAGTTTGGTCATGTACACGCTATTGATGATTTCCTGATACAGTCAATGGCCTCTAAGAGGTTGAAATAAGCCAATAGTGGTGCACCTGGCACTGATGCAGAACATGACAAAGCCCCCGCCGCCCGCAAGAGGCGGACGGCGGGGATAGGCGCGGGTGATCACTCCCTGCTAGGGAATCCCTACGACATGTGGTCCAGGTCCTAGGCAGTAGGCCGTGACTGCGGGACAGTGGCACACCCGTGCCGGATGCTGTCGGCACGTGACGACTGGGGGCAGGCGATGAGTATCCACGCGCATGGCGGCCACGGAGCGCCGCCGGCACAGGAGATCGGCGACAAGGACGCCGAAGAGATCTTCAACGAGGTCGCCCGCCGCAAGCTCGGCATCTCCGGCGATGAGTTCCTGCGCCGCTGGGACGCGGGCAAATACGCCTGCCTGCTGGAGGAAGATCCACGCGCACAAGAAGTGGCCATGCTCATCCCCCTCGTGCGCAGCTCTGATGCCCGGTAGAACACCCAGGGAAGCGGTAGCCGCTTTCCTCCAGCCGCTCAACGAATCGACGCGGTGCCTGCTCGCGGCCTCCTGGTCCTCCCACAGCCCGAGGGGCGGGCGCGACATCGGCGGCGAGTACACGGCCCTGCTGAACTGGGGAAGACCCGTCCGGGTCGGCGAACTGGGCATTGAAGTAGATGCGTCGATTCCCTTCACCGTTGTGGAGCAGGACATCAACAAGCGCGGGGAGCGGGTGTCGCGCGGCCAGCGCTACAAGGTGAAGACCAGGCAGTACTGGTACACGCTGAAGCATGTGGACACCGGGGATGAGGCCGTGGCATTCCACTGGCATCCAGATGCCAAGGGGGATGTCGCCTATCCACACGTGCACATCGGCACCGTCGAGCTCAGCGGTGAGGGGATGCTGTCGCGGAAGAATCACATGCCGACCGGGCGGATGGCGTTCGAGCAGGTACTCATGCTGCTGCGCGATTCCGGCGCTGAGCCGGTGAGGCAGGACTGAGAGAACGTGCTGCACCAGAACCTCGACGCGTTCATAGAGTGGCGCACCTGGCACTGACGAACATGCCGAAGCCCCCGCCGTCCGCACGAGGCGGACGGAGGGGGCTCAGGCGTTCAGCGATTAGGCCAGCCGGTATACGGCCTGGTCCGGGTCCGGTCTCACGATCAGGCCGTCCTCGGCGAGCAGGCGCAGATTCTTACGGGCCTCCTTGCCTGCGGCCTCCTGGTCTGTCGGCTCGTACCCGGCGACGCGCAGGGCAAGTACGGCGCGTCGCGTGTCCCACGTGCCGCCCAGAGCCTGAATCACCGCGGCGAGCGCCTGCTTGTGCGTCAGTTGCGTATCGGTCATCTCGTCCTCCCCATCGGAAACCGCCACAGCATGGCACGACGAAGTCCCCGCCACCCGCAAGAGGCGGACGGCGGGGGCGGGTCAGACGGTGACCGGACGGGCGGTCAGGGCCAGCTCGGTGTCGACGAGGTCCAGCCACATCGCGAGTGGCAGATGCACCCCGTCGTCGGCCAGGTCCTCGGCCCGCAGACACAGTCGGCCGACAAGCCGGTTCAGCTTGGACAGTTCCTTGTCCGTCAGGTAGTTCTTCGCCACCTTCCGCGCGGCGCTCTTCGTGCTGGGCTCCGGCTTGCCTTCAGTCCTGCCGGGCCAGTTGGCGAGTTGCCGGGCGTTCACGATCTCCTTCGCGGTCATGCCCACGATGTGCCGGTAGAGCGTGTTCTGCATCGTGGCGAAGAAGTTGCTGGTCGTCCGGCTGCTGGGCACGTAGTCGGGTGCGTTGTCGGCCATCATGTCGCGGAAGACCCGGTAGTCGACCATCTCGCGAGCCCGCGCGAGCGCCGTACGACGGATCGCCTCGACGGCGAGTGCGCCGAGCTCGGCCTCACGGGTACGGACCGCGAAGTAGATGCGCGCCTGGGCTACGGCTTCCTTCGTGTCGTCGCCAGCCATGGCCGTGAGGTATGCGCCGAAGCGGGTGAGGCGGTAGTCGGTGCGCTCCTGGAGCCCTAGGTTCCCCGCATGGGGAAGCTGGGTGACCTGCACGAATGCGGCTGCCGCCGCTTCTTCCCCTTGCACGAGGGCGAGGGATGCCCTCGCTTTTTCGATCACTGCCGCGTACTTGTCCCACCGGCTGTACTGCATCAGCGGCTGCATCTCGCGGCCGAGCCAATACTCGCGCCCGTACGCGTCCGTCCGGCGGATCCCGTCGAAAGGACTAGACCCCCCACTGTTGACGCTCGGCGTGGGCAGGCTAGATTGGAACTGAGTCAAGGCTTACTCCTTGGATCCACGCCCTCGGCGGACTCCTATCCGCGCGGGGGCATACTCATGTCCTGAGTCCGGACGATCATCGTCCGGACGTTCGAATATTACTCCGTGTGAGTAGCAACTCGGGGCCAGCAGCAGTAAGTAATCGCAGATGACAAATCCCCGCCACCCACAGCGGACGGCAGGTCTCGGATCAGCGGGTGAGGAGCAGGCCGATGACGCTCACGAGCAGGGCGCCGGCCGTGGCCAGCGCACCGATCACCGGCAGCGGGAAGCGGCGCTCCTTCAGGGCGTCGACCTCCCCGCGCAACTCCTTGACCTGTTCCTCCAGCTTCCGCACGTCAGCGTCGGTGCGGTTGGACCGCTCGACGAGGACAGCACACGCCGTCTTGATCTCACCGAGGTCCCGCCCGAACTGCCCGAATGCCTCTCGCAGATGCGCAAGCTCGGCGGTCAGCGCGATCGTCGGGTCCGGTGTGGTCACGGCCGGTCCTCAGGCTCCCGGTTCGGCACCCGCCACACGGCTCCGAGCGCGGCCACCGCGACCAGCACCGCAGTGACGCCCTCTGCCTGCGTCAGGGCGCCGTCCTGCACCGCCGTGCCCAGCGACCCCGACCCGGCCGCCACACCAGCGATGACCGCCTTCCAGTACTTCGAGATCTTCACGGCTCAGTCCTTCCTGGGTCAGGCGCGCAGGCGTTCGGCGAGCAGGTCGGCGACCTTGACGGCGAGGGCGTCCAGGTCGACGCCACCGACGGCGAGAGCGCCCACCTTGGTGGCCAGAGCGTCGACCTTCGACTCGGACCGCTCGACCTTGATGTAGACGTCCTTGAGGTAGGACTGCGCCCAGAAATGGGTGTTGCCCTCCGCGACAGCGCTGGGCGGGGCGTCAAGCACGCCGTCCGTGCGGAAGATCGCCTCCACCAGCTCCGCCCGGCGCGCGATCATCCGGTCCACGATCTTGTTGATGTCCTCGGGACTCAGGGCCATGTCGTCCTCCTCCTGCTGGTTGCCGTCCAAACGCGTGGCCACCCGCGACCGCATCGACGCCATCGTGAAGCCGCGCGGGTCGACCTTGCCGGGCTGCCATTCGAGGTGGCCGATGACCGAGCGCTCCGTCCAGCCGTGGGCGCGGCAGATCGCGGCTGACACGCGCTCGATGGCGTCCAGCTGGGCCTCGGGCCAGGGGTCTTTGCCGTCGCCGAGGTTCTCGCACTCGAAGCCGTAGAAGTGGCGGTTGCCGTCGGTGTTCGCCTCGTTGTCGGCGGGCAGCGGCTTCTCGGCAATGACGGCGCGCAGGACGTCGTCGTCGCCGAGGCCTGCGTGGTTGGTGCGGCCGTAGCCGACGAGGTGGACGCGGCCGTCCTTGGTGATGACGCCGTGGCACAGCGGGCCAGGCAGCCCGGCGTAGCCCGTCCGGCAGATCTCCACGGTGCGGGCGCTGCCGGAGGTGACGGTGTGGTGGATCATCACCCCGTGTACCGGTCCCCAGGCGCCTTTGCTGTTGCGGTTGTGGTGGCGCCAGTCGCCGACCTGGACGACGGTCAGGCCCTCGGCACGCAGTGCGGCCAGGAGTCGGTCGGCGGTGAGCGGTGGTGCCATGGGTCAGCCCTCCGATCGCGGCGGGGTGACGACCGCCTTGAAGACGGCGCCTGCGGCTGCGACCCACGCCGTCTGGATCGGGGTGCCGAGGTCGTCCCACGCGGGCATCGGCTCGCCACGGAAGTTCTTGCCGCCGGTTGCCTCGCCGTACGCGGCGTACGCGGTCTTCGCCAGGTCGACGGGATCGATGCGGGCCATCACACGCGCTCCGGCCACGCCCACGTGCCGGGCTCGTCGCCCTCGTGACGGGACGTCGCCCACAGCGGGGGGTCCTGGCCGTCGAGCAGGACACGGAGGTTGCAGACGCCGTCCGGGTTGCCGGGGAAGGTGCGTACGACGACGGCCGGGTACTCCTGGCCCTCGGTGACGAAGTTGCCGCTCAGGCCGTTATGGGTGCGCTGGTGGGTGATGTGCCGGGCGTCGTCCTCGGACAGCCGGTACAGGACGGTGCGGCCGGGGGTGGGTTGGGGCATGGTCAGCCTCCGATCAGGTGATGAGCGAGCCACGCGCAGAACGCGGCGATCGCGGCGACACCGAGGGGGCGCCACGGCCGTACGGGGTTGATCCCGGCCAGACGGCGCAGCAGCTCGCTGAGGGTGTCGCCGCGGACCTTGTTGCGGATCGCGATCGCTTCGAGAACAGCGAACGATCCGATGGGGATGAGCCACCACCAGGCGGAGATCTCCATATGGGCGGCCCCCTTCAGAAGTGGATGGCCAACTTGAACTCGGCGAGCACCAACCGGCGGGGCTCGTCGTCGTTGTGGAAGACACGCAGCGCCAGCGGCACATTGGGGTGGACGAAGATGCCCCACGCCTTGCTGAAGCACTGCATGCCGGGGCTCGGGACGCGGTGGTCGGTGGCGGTGGTGTTGACCGGGTCGCCGGTGAGGCCGAGGGGGTCACGCACGAGCTGGTCGCGCAGCTCCGTGTAGCCTCCGGCCTCCCACTGGATCATCGCCTTCAGCTCGCCCCAGCCGTCTGCGTTCGGCCAGATCAGCCCGGAGCGGTCGTCGGTGGCCCAGTCGCCGACGACGTAGCCGTCCGGCTGCTCGGCAGGGTGCATGTCATACGGGTCGTGGGACTCGCCCGCGCCGTACGGGAAGCGCACCACGGTGTAGGCGCCCGGCTCGATGAGCTGCGGGGTGCTGGTGATGAGCGAGCAGACGTACGGGGCCATCTCAGCCTCCTCAGAGCACGGTGATCACATCGGCCTGGCGGATGATCGACTCGCCGGGGTAGCCGCCGACGCCTTCGGTCTGCACGAGGACCCACACCTGATAGGTGCCGGGCACCAGGGCAACGTCGGCGCCCACTTCGGGCCCGATCAGCGCCACCACGTCGATCACGCCCTCCTGGGCGATCGGGTTCTCCGGATCACTCACGCCGTCGATGATCTGCACGGTGGTGAAGTCGCCGACGGTGGGGATCTCTTCCAGGTCGGTGGTGTGGTAGACGCCGACCGCCGTGACGTTCTGCGGGCCGCCCCGGGTGAACGTGAGCGCATTCGACGTGTACTCGGTCGCCGTGCTCAACAATTCAACTGCCATCACGGGCTCCTCTCGACGATCGTGTCCGCCACGCTGGGACTGAGCACCGTGGAGCCGACGCCGGTCGTAGCGACGCGCGTCGGGCCGACGGACAGGGTGACATCCTGGGCGCTCGACTCGAACGTGCCCGACAGGTCCACAGCGGCCGGGGCAAGCGCGCCTCCCAGCGAGCCGGACATCTTCAGGTTCCCGCCGGCCTCGAACGCGGCCGGGCCGAGCGGCAGCGCGAGCGAGCCGGACATCGTCAGGCCTGCGTCGATCTGCGTGCTGATGGCGCCGAGCGAGCCCGTGAGGCTGCCGGACAGTTCACCCGAGTCGACGCCGACGGTGTGGATGCGCTCGGTGCCGCCGCCGGTCCCGGAGAAGAACCCGTTGATGAAGTGGACCTGAACCTCACTCAGGTCCCAGGCGGGCAGCGTTTCGACGCCCTCACCCCCGCTGAAGGGGTTGACCCAGATGTCGCCGTCGGCGGAGGTTTCGAAGAACACCTGTGTCGTGGTCGTGCGGATCCGGCACCAGCGGTGGTCGGTGTCGGACCAGGGCACGAACCCGTCAGCAGCACCCATGAAGTAGCCCAGCGAGGTACTGAACCGGCCGAACTGGAACTCCTCACCGGCAATGCCGTTGTTGATGGCGCAGAGCTGCTCGGTGCCGGACGTGGGGGCCGCGGTGAACGTCCACTCCCACTGGAAGGCGTCCTCAGTGAAGTCACGGGAGGGCGGCGTGTAGCCCATGAAGTGGTAGTCGCCGCTGGCGGTGATCTCCGCATAGCCGTCCCCGAGCGCCTGCGACACCCCGGCAGAGTTGTCGTTCCACAGCCCGGTGTCGGGGCCGTCGCCGTCGAACGGGTCGAAGATCGTGGAGAGTTTCGCCATGGCTCAGGAGGCGGGCATGGTAATCGTGCCGTCCGTGATCTCCACATCCAGGCCGGTGGACACGGCGGCCGTGTTGACGATCAGGTCCGCGCTGGACACGCCGACACTGCCGTCCGCGATCGCCACATCGTCGCTGTCGAGGATCCGGAACCACGACGCCGTGCCGTCCGCCACAGCGGTAACCGACAGCGGCGTCCCAGCCAGCGTCGCCACACCGCCCGACGAGGCACCAAACGCCGGGTCCGCGAGCGTGAGTTCCGCGAGCAGCGTGCCCGAGGCGACCGAACCCGGGCCCGCGGGCTGCGTCCCCGACCGGATCTGAAGGGTGCCCGCTGCGGCGCCCGCGTCCACCAGGTCCACGACCGCATCGGCAGCCGCATCCCGGGCCGCCGTCGAAATGATGACCGTCAACGCTCACACCTCTCTCAGAAATACGTGGTGACGATCGCCAGACCGCCACCGCTGTCGCCGCCGGGGAACGCCGTTCCCGTGCCGGACCCGGACACCGCGCCGCCGCCGCCAGCCCCGTACCGGCCCGTTCCGGTGGCGCTCGTGCCGGAGGCGCCCGTGCTGGAGACGGCGGTCGCACGGCGATGGCTGCCCGGCCATGCGTCGCCGCCGTAGCCGTTGGACGTGGCCTCACCGCCGATGACCATGGCTGTGCCGCCGTCGCCGCCCGAGAACAGCAGGTCGCCAGCGGTGCCCACCCCACCGATACCGCCCTGGGTCGCCTGATTGCCGGCCGTGGTCGTACCCGCGTCGCCTCCGCCGCCACCGGTCGCCACGACGATCGCGCCGAACGAAGAACTGCCGCCAGCGCTGCCGTTGTTCGCACCGGCAGCGCCTCCCGTCCCGCCGGCACCCACGGTGACAGCCACCGTCGAGCCCACCGCGGAGGCCGCGATGACGGCCTCGGCATAGCCGCCGCCAGCGCCGCCGCCTGCATTGGAGGCGCCGGCCCCTCCAGGAGTTCCGCCTCCCCCGCCGCCTCCTCCCACCACCTGCACGCGCATCCATTTCGCGTTCGCGGGCTTCGTCCATGTATCGGACGCGGTGAAGATCTGCCGCTCGGGGATGCCGAGCTGCGGGTCGATGGACTCCGCCATCGTCTGCATGTGCTCCCACAGGCGGACGTGATCGTTTGGCTCGGGGTAGGTGATCCCGTTGGGGGTGTTCTGGCTCAACTGCTCCTCCTCCATGAGATCGACAGCACCCACGCAGCGGACCAGGAGGCGCGCCCGGCAAGGCGGATGTACGGGCTGTCGGACGGGATCGAGATCGCAATGCCGCCGCGCGCCCCACTGACCATGGCTTGCGCCCACGACTTCGGGATGGCAAAGGACGTCGTCGTGGTGTTGACCGCGAGGCTCGGCCCGGCGGCGGTCTCGTTCAGCGTCGGGAAGCCGGACGGGCGGGTGGACTGGGTGACCAGGCGCAGCGTCGGTGTCCTCTTCGCGAAGTCACCGGCCTGCAACCTGCGCAGCTTGAGGGTGGCCTTCGTGACCGTCGCCCCGGAGAGGCTGCGCGGCTTGCTGCCGTAGAAGGCGAAGCCGTGGTTGCGGCCGAACGAACTGCCCCCATAGCGGCCCTGGTAGGTGTCCGCCGACGTCGAAGAGCCGATGTCCGTGCGCCACTTGCCGTCGCGCCACGTGGAGGTCGCGACCGGCGTGCACACGAGGGTGCCCGTCGTGGTGACCGGTTTCGGGTCGGGCGAGCTGTCACCGGTGTCCGGCGGCGGCGGGGTGTCGTCGGGGTCGCTGACGGGCGGGGACGGCGGCACCGCGGGGCCGGCCTGGAGGACGGCCTGCACGTAGTACACGGAGCCGACGCGGGCGATCAGCAGAGCGTCCCCGGCTGCGACCGTCAGCCCGGCGACGACGCGCGCCGTGGTGCGGATGCCGCCGACGTCGGCGAGGCAGGCCCCGCCGGACGCTGCGGTGGCGGCGACGCCGACGAGGGAGCCCCGTCCGGCCAGGGACACTCTCAGTCCGGCTGCGTCAGCCATCGAGGACCCTGACGGTGAGGCGCATTTCGCTGGGTGTGTAGGGCAGCGACAGCGCTTCGATCATGCAGGGGGCGGCGGTGAGTCCGGCACCGGTGACGGAGACGATGTCACCGGGGATGAGGCCGGGGTGCGGGACCATCGTCACCTCCAGCTTCCGTGAGGCGGTGCGCCGCAGCCTGGCCAGCGTGGTGACAGCGGCCTTGCGGCACTGGGCGACGGTCGTCATGAGCGGTGAGGCGTAGAAGTACGGCACGGGCAGCGGGCTGAAGGGCCCGCCGATCCGGTAGGGGCTGATGCCGTCGTAGGCGGTGCCGCGCAGCTGGTTGCCGTTGGCGTCTTCGCCCTGGGCGACGACGACGTTGAAGGCGCCGTCGCGGGTGGTAGAGCCCTGCCAGCGCACGACTGTGCCGCCCGTCCCGTCGGTGAGGTCGAGGACTGGTTCCCCGGTGTCGTCCAGTTCCTCGACGAGGAGGAGGCCGTCCTCGGTGACCCGGGCGTCGGCGGGCCAGGCGTCGAGGACTTCGTTGAGGGCGCCGAGCCGGTCCTCGTCCCACTGCATACCGAGCGGCACGGCCCGGTCGACGAGCGCTCCGTCGAAGACGACGGTGAGCGCAGGTTCGACCAGGGCCCGCACGGTGGAAGCCAGCGTGTCGCCGGACGCGGGCTGGAACGGTGCGACGAACCGCGCCTCGTCGGGCAGTGTGAGCAGGCCCTGGCAGGTGGCGGAGACGGTGTCGCCGTCCGCACTGGAGTCGGTGATGAGGAACCAGCCGCGGTCGATCCACTCGAAGTGGCCGCCGAGGTCGATGCCGTAGGAGATGTGCAGCTGCTGCCCGAAGCTGGCGAGCGGGTGGTCGACGTCGGCGCGGGGGTCCCAGTCGAAGCCGCGGTCGCGGCGCGGGATCGTGAGGGTGATGCGCTCGGGCACGTTCAGGGAGCGGTCGCGTTCCTCGGAGCCGTCCGCCACCGGAATGTCATCGGCGAGGAGTTCGCCGTCGCGCCACGACTCGGCGCGGATCTCCATGACGAAGCTGCGCTGCACGATGGCGAGCGCCTCAGCCGACATGTCCAGCACGTCAGCCGCCGAAGTCGTAGATCGCGATGTCGAGGAGAGTGCCGGGCGTGAAGAAGTCGGCGAGGTCCTGGAGGCTGGCGAAGTTGTCGGCCAGGTCCTGCAGAGTGAATCCGGCAGCCTCCAGCACGTCCGCCCACGCTTCGACGCGGACGGCCTCCAGCGTCCACCAGCGGACCTCGTTGTACCAAGTCGGGCTTTCGGTGTCGGACGGGACCGCGAAGTGCCCGTCCAGGCGCGGCAGGCTGCTCTGCTTGCGGATCAGCACGACACCCTCGGTGGCGTCGTCGAGGATCTGATCGAGGGCGTCGCCGTCCTCATCGCTCTCGGTGCGCACGGTGACCGTGGAGGAGGCCGCAGAGCGGCGCCGGGCGACGACCACCATCCGCCCGCCGACGTTGAAGCTCGTGGCGTCGCGGTCGCGGCGCTTCTCCAGCGGAGATTCGAGCTTCACAGCGGCCCCGATACCGCGGATCGCGTCCGAGATGACATCCGCGTCCACGGTGGAGGTGATGGGGCCGGAGTAGACGAGGGATTCCTCTCCGAGGCTGTCGACCAGCCGGGCAGCGTAGGTGACCGGCACCCCGAACGGCTGCTCGGCATCGACACGGATGAGGACGTCCTGCCCGGTCACGTCGATGCTGGCGGCGCCGCGCAGCGGGGTCAGGTCGGTGCCGACCTCCCGGAAGATGGTCGCAGTGACCACGTCCCCGGCTAGCATCTCGGCGACCGCGATCAAGTTGCGGGGCGGGAACACCGACTGGGGTGTGGCGGTGATGTCGCCCTTGGGGACGTCCTCGCGCAGCCGCAGCACGCCGGCCGCGCCGGTGGACGCCGCCGACAGGGTGGCCGTGACCGTGGGCGTCTGTGAGGCAGCCCCTGCGGTGACCGAGCAGGTGGCCGTGCCGAAGCGGGCGGTGTTCCCGTTCGTGACCGCCTCGTCAGCGCGTTCGGTGACGGTACCGAAGGTGATGCCCACGGCGGTGATGTTCTCGGCGGACAGGCCGAGTCCGCTCGACGCGATCGCGTAGCCGAGCAGGCAGAAGTCGCCGGGCCGGAATGTTACCGGCGACGAGCAGGCTGCCGAGAAGCTGGTTCCCGAGCTAGTGTCCTCACCGAACGACGCCGACCATAGCCAGCCGACACCGGCGCTGCGGGACAGCGTGAAGATCCGGCCGTCCATCGCCGACCCGGACGCGGCCGGAATGGACGTGGTGGGGGCGGCGTCGCCTCCGGTCAGTACCCGCACGAACCAGGTCAGTCGGCGGGGCCCGGCGCCCGCGCCGAAGCTGCCCCCGCCACCGGAGAAGGTTCCAGCACGCGTCCACCCCGACGGCGTAGACGGGATCATCTCGTCAGGGTGGGCGGAGACCACCTGGAGGACGGCCAGCTGCCCGGCCGCGGTCCCGCCCGGGTAGGCGGGTGTGATCGTGTCGGCGTGCTGTGCGGAGGCCCCGGCGGCGACGTAGGAGATGCCCATCTCAGCGCCGCCCGACCTTCTGCCGGTACGCCTGCCGCTGCTCCGAGTCCCTGATCCTCGGCGTGATCCGCACGTCGATCAGGTCCTGTAGGGCCGGGTCGTTGACGTGCACGTGCACCTCGAACACTGGGGCTGGTGCGCTCCCGGCGGACACCACTTGCCCGCCGGCCACAGCGGCCCGCGAGGCAGCCCGTGCCGAGGTGGCCGTCTGAATCTGCATGGCGTTGAGGTCGTCGAACATCTTCACGCCGTACTTGCGGACTGCGGCGGCCTTGATGACGTACTCGTTGCGGGAGGCCAGGATCGGGATTGAGTCCGAGATCTCGGTACCAGCGCCCTGGATCAGGCCGCCGCTCGGGAAGCCCCGCACGCTGCCGCCGCCCGCATAACCGATCAGGCCGCCCGTCGCCTTGCCTTGCAGCGGGCCGGGGATGCGGCCCCGGGTGATGACGTCGATGGTGACCGAGCGGCTCTTGACGGACGCGAGTGCTGCCTTGGCCGACCGGACCTTGCGTTCCAGGTCGGCGATCGTCGCGCGCAGTTCGGACCGCTTCGACGGCGGCACCGACTTGATGCGGGCCTTCGCGTCGCGGACCTTCTTCTCCAGGTCGGCGATCGTGCCCTTCATCGACGAGAGCTTCGATGGAGGTACGGACTTGATCTCCCGCTTGGCCTTGTCGACCTTCTTCTGAAGGTCCTCCATGTCGCCCTTGAGCTTCGCCGTCTTATCCGGCGTCTTCAGGATCTGGTCGGCAAGAGCCTTGGCCTCGGCGCGGGTGAGGCCCATCTGCATCGCGGCTTCGACGAGCTTCTTGCGGCCCCGCTCGTAGATGCCGTTGACGTGGGACCAGGAGGACCCGTTCTCGCGGGCGCTGGCCGCGGCCTCGTCAGTCTTCTGTGCAAGGTCGTTCAGCGCAGTCGCGGCGGCCCTGGACTTCTCCGAGTTGAGGTTGAGCTTCCCGCCGGACATATCGAGCGCGCCGGCGTTTTCCTTCGCCGCCGCCGTCGCGTCATCGATGGCCTGCTCGAACGCGATCATTCCGCCGAGCCCCGCGCGCTGAATGTCATTGAGCGCCTGGATGGCCTGCCTCAGCCCGTCGGCGGACGCCTTCTGCTCGGACAGCTTGGCGGCGGTCTGCTGCGCCTGCCGCCCAAACAGACCCATGCTTTGGGCAGCCAACTCCTGTTCGAGCTTGGCGTCGGCGAGCGCGGCCTTGTAGTCGCCGAGTTCCTTGCGGAGTTCCTTCGCGCTCAGCCCGTTCTTCCGCATCGCGGCAGCGGCCTTGTTGAAGGCCGCCTCGGCGAGATCTGCCTTGCCCGCCTTGACCAGATTGGCGAGCGCCTTGTCGAGTGCGTCGACCTCCTTCTTCGCGTCCGACAGCGGTTTCGGGTCGATACCGGCCAGGCCGAGGATGGTCTTGCGGATCTGGACATCCAGATCCGGGCGCGCGAGGGTACGCAGCGAGTCGGCGAGCCCGCCGAGGTCCGAGCCGAACGCGCGGGCTGCCTCGCCGGTGACTTTCCCCGTCCGTCCCAGGTTGCCTAGGGACGTGGTGAGCCGGTCGACGTTCGGCGGGGCCTCCTTGCCGATGTTGCTCAGCTTGTGCAGTACCACGACGGTGGCCGCGACCGCGGCGATGACCACCGAGATACGCGCGGCCGTGTTCAGCGCCAGGAACGCGGCGCGCAACGACGCGAGGGCGCCGCTCGCCCCCGAGGCTGCGATCGACATCGTGAGCAGGTGACGGCCCAGGGTCCGGGTCGCGACCGCCAGTGCGGCCACACCGGCCGCACCGAGCGACAGCAGCCGGAACGCGGCATACATCTGCAACAGCACGGACAGGAACTCGGGCGGCAGCGCGTTGACCATCTTCGCGAACGCGTTCGCGATGCCCAGCGCGGTCACGCCGAGATCGCCGCCGGCCGTCAGGACGTTCCCGGCCGCCAGGGCCAGGTTCTTCAGCGTCTCGACGACCAGCGGCCCGTGCTCGCGGGCGAAGTCGATGAATGAGCCGAGCCCCCCGGCGTTGGGGTCGAAGTCCTGCATGGTGCGCGACAGGCGCAGCACACCGTTGACCGCACCGCGCAGCACGCTCTCGGTGAACGTGGTCCACTGCGCCATCATCCGGTCCATGCCCGGCGAGGCGACCGCCCCGGCGACGATGGTCATCAGCCGGTCAAGCTGCTCCCCGGTCACCCGCACCATCGGCGACAGCTTCGGCAGCAGAGCCCCGAACACTGCAAAGGACTTCGTCAGCACCGGCATGGTGTCGCGGGCGTGCGCGTCCGACCACTTCTGGTAGGCGTCCTTCAAACCCAGGAACGCCGCCGCAGCCTCCCGCGTCTCGGGGGGCAGGCTCGCCAGGGCCGCGGCATACGCCCGATGCGCCTTGAGGGCCTCCTCCGAGGAAGTGCCAGAGGAGGCAACGGCTTTCTCGTACTCCTTCTGCGCCTCGGAGACTTCGGCCAGCTTGCTGACCTGCCCGCCGACGGCGAGACCGAAGGCGCCGACGGCAACACCGGCACTGCCCAGGGCCCCGGCGAGGGCGACAGCGGACGTGACGGCTGTGGCTGCGACGGGGATGGCCCCGGCCGCGCCCAGAAGGGTGAGGTCCTTCTTCAGTCGCCCGGCCGACACCCCGGCCTGCCTAAAGACACGGCTCAGGTGGTCACGGCCGACGAGGGTGAAGATCATCCGGTTGTCGGCCACGGGGCTCGCACCCCCTCAGCGCATCAGCTGTTCTCCAGCTGGTCGACGAAGCGGGCGAGGCCCACGGCCTGGCGGACGGTCAGCAGGTCCCACTCCCAGGGGCGGATCCCGAGATGCAGCGCAAACAGCCCGGCGTAGTGGTCCTGGAAGTCGTCCAGGCCGCCGGGAACTACTCCTTGGCGTCTTTTGGGTCGGCATCGTCCTCGTCGGACGGCTCGGGGGCGTCGCCGGCGCCGAGCATCTGGAGGGCCATCTGCCGGGCCTCCTCCGACATGGTCGGGTCGTTCTCCAGCTGGGCGCGCATCGCGGCCTTCTCCACCGGGGCGAACTCGACGTCCACACTGCCGATGGGCAGGTCGTCGAGTTCGGAGAACTTCAGCGTGGGCTCGGTGCGCTTGCGCAGCACCCACACCGCCGCTTGAAGGGCGTCGAT